CTTCCCAACGTCCAGCTAATTTTATTGCGTTTAAATCATGAATCCCGCAACTATCTTGCGGTAGCCAATCGCATCAGAATGATTATTGCGTTGAGCAAGATTATTGCGCCAAAAGATGGTATGGCGCAACTTTAGGGCATAGGCATATTATCCTATTGAGGTAGGACCAAAAGCATGGCTGAGAACGCTGGATGGACAAACCCAGGGCCCAATGAACTTGGGGTTGAGGCGTTTGCGAGGCTGGCAGGAATCACACGTCAGACGGCTCGCCTGTGGAGAGATCGAGGTTATCTTGCAGTCACCAAGTCCGGCAAGATAGATGCGAAGGCGTCCTCTGACCGATTGCTCGATCTAAAGAAAATCACGCACGATCTTATCACAGGTGAGCAGGTCAACGCGCCTGAAGAGGTCAAGTGGAGCGGGCGTTCAGCCAAGCGCACGCAAGATCAAGTGAAGTCGGCCTCCGAGCGTGCCCCTGACCTGGAACCACCTGCGGAGCAACCTGCCCCTGACCCGGAACCAGAGCAACCACATCCGACGTCACCTGCGGAGCTAGACGACCCCTACATGGATGAGCTGAACAGACGGCTCGATCGGGGTGAGATGCTCAAGACGTTGGAAGCATCGCAGGTGAAAGAGAATTACTTGGCGCGCCAGCGCCGCCTGCAATACGAGCGGGAGGAAGGAAACGTCGTTGAGGTTGAGGCCGCAACGTCTATCCTACAGGAAGCCATGGCGCGCGTGCGCCAGCGTCTCCTAGCTATGCCGACCAAGGTCGCACCGCGCCTCGTCAACCAGCCGAAGGCACCTCCGATCGAGGATATGATACGCGAGGAGGTTAACGAGGTGCTTGAAGAATTGAGCAGGATGGACGTCGATGATCTCCTACAAACGCGGTCTGAATAACCTGCGGGAGAGGGCGGCGGAGACGGTTCGCGCGTCCCTTGCCCCTCCGCCCAAGCTAACCCTGTCACAGTGGGCGGAGCGTTACGCGTACCTGTCCCCTGAGACGAGCGCGGAGACAGGGCGATTCCGGCCGTTCGGCTATCAGCGCGGTATGATGGACGCGGTAACCGATCCCGAGGTCGAGCGCGTCACTGTCATCAAGGCCGCGCGTGTGGGCTACACGAAGATACTCGACCACGTGATCGGCTACTACATACACCAGGACCCATCACCCATGCTAGTGGTGCAGCCGCGCGTGGAGGACGCCGAGGACTACTCCAAGTCCGAGATCGCGCCCATGCTACGCGACACGCCTGCCCTGTCGAAGATCGTGGGCAACGTGAAAGGGAAGGACCCAAACCACACCATCCGAAAAAAGGTGTTTGCCAACGGCGCGTCCCTGTCGCTCCTGGGCGCTAACAGCCCCAACGAGTTCAGGCGTGTCACAGCGCGCGTCGTCGCGTTCGACGAGGTGGACGCCTATCCCAACGACACGCAAGAGGGCGACCAGATTACCCTGGGTGAGCGCCGTACGACGACCTTTTGGAACCGGAAGGTGGTGCTAGGAAGCACGCCAACCATCAAGGGCGAGAGCCGTATCGAGACGGCCTTCCAGGAGAGTGATCAGCGCCGCTACTACGTCCCTTGTCCTCACTGTCACGAGGAACAACTCTTGGAGTTTGGGCGCCAGACGCCGCATGGGCTCAAGTGGCCCCGGAAAGAGGACGGGACGCACGACCCTGAAAACGCCTACTACGTTTGCGTCAATGGGTGCGTGATCGAGGAACACCACAAGGAGTGGATGATTAACAACGGCAGGTGGGTTGCTACAGCGCCGTTCAACGGGCACGCGGGCTTCCACATTAGCGCGCTCTACAGCCTGTTCTACAACGCGCGCTGGTCTGTCATCGCTAGGGAGTTCCTGGACGTCAAGGACGACCCACCGCGCCTGCAAGTGTTCGTCAACACGATGCTTGGCGAGACGTGGGAGCCGCCAGCGGAGCAAGAGGTCGATGAGTACGCGCTGATGGCGCGGAGGGAGGTTTACCCTGCCCCTGTCCCCGATGGCGTGGCGATCTTGACTATGGGCGTGGACACTCAGGATGACCGCCTGGAGGCAGAGATAATCGGCTGGGGTTATGACGAGGAAAGCTGGTCCATCGACCACATGGTGTTCCTGGGCGATCCTGACGAGAGGCGTCCTTGGCAGCAGCTGGATGAGTACCGCCTGTCCACCTGGACGTGCGCGGATGGGCGCAAGCTCAAGGTCGATTGCACCGTCGTAGACACGGCCGGGCACAAGACGCAAGCGGCCTACTCCTATTGCGCGGATCGCTTGTCCGCCAACGTGTTCCCCATTAAGGGCCAGAACCGGCGCTTTGGACATAACTCGCAGGTTTGGCCCAAGAAGCCCACGCGCCAGACGATGGACAAGTCCACGCTCTACATGGTTGACGTCAACACCGCCAAGGATGTGGTGTTCCCAAGGTTGGGCAAGGGGCAGATTGGGCCTGGTTTCTGCCACTTTCCTGCCCACTACGAGTTCGAATACTTTGATCAGCTCACCGCCGAGCGTCCTGTCACCAAGAAGTACCAGGGGCGCCCGGTGCGTGCCTACGAGGTTAAGGCGGGCAAGCGGAACGAGGTATTCGACCTGCGGGTGTATAACTACGCGGCCTTGTGCGCTCTCAAGGCGGCGGGTTTCCGCCTTAACCAATGGGCTGCGAAGGTGGGCGCAACGCGTCCCCAGGATCGCGGGCCCATAACCTGGGCAAGCGATTATCAGAATTACAGGATTGACCCCTCGCCCTCTACCAGTGTAACACCAGAGAGGGAACAACCTGCTAGGGCGCGACCCAAGAAACGGCGCCGAACGCGTGGAAAGATGGCGGTCTGATGTCGCAAGTATCCCTTACTGAGCTGGACCGGCGTCTAGCAAAGCTGGACGAGCAGATCGCTTCGGTTGAGCGGCGCCGTTCCTTCGGGGATTCGTCTGTGGACTTCGCCTCGTACAAAGAGCTGAGGGACAAGCGCGACCACGTGCAGGCTCAACGAGATGCTGCGGTCGGTAAGAAGCGGCGCCGCGTCGTGCGCTTAAACGCTGATAAGGGGCTGTAAGGTTGGTCGAAGCCGCACGGGTGCGCGTCCGGGTTAAAGAGTGGAAGGAAGGCGTAACGGCGGGGTCTTTCTCTCAGCAGGTGGGTGGTGCATCCTCTATCCCTTATGAGGCTGCGAGCCGGGGTCGGCGCTTGCGGACGTGGACGCCGGGAGACTACGGCCCCAACGCCGCTCTTGATTTCTCCGTGGAAACGCTCCGGGCGCGCTCCCGGGACCAGTTGCGCCAGAACGCGCACGCGTCCCGGGCCAGTGATGCTTGGGTGTCCAACGTAGTGGGGACAGGGATCAAGCCCCTGTCCAAGTCCCCAGACAAGGACTTTCAGCAGGCGATCCAGCACCTGTGGGACGACTGGCAAGAGTTCGCTGATTCTGAAGGTATCCTGGACTTTTATGGCCTACAGGGCCAGATCGCGCGTGGCGTGTTCGATGGCGGTGAGGTGTTCGTCCGGCGCCGCCTACGCAGGCAAGAGGATAACCTGCCCCTGCCCATGCAGCTACAGGTCATGGAGGCGGAATACTGTCCTATGCACCTGAACTTCACGTCGGGTAGCGGCAACCCTGTCCGCAATGGGATCGAGTACAATAAGCTGGGCCAGCCCATCTTCTACTGGTTTTACCGGAGCCACCCCGGCGACTGGCACATGCTCCCTAGTGACCTGAGCCAATATACGCGCGTGCCCGCGAAAGAAGTCCTCCATATCTTCCTGCCCAGCCGCCCAGGCCAGAAGCGCGGCGAGCCGTTCCTGACGCGCGCGTTGGTTACGCTACGGGACCTGGACCAGTGGAACGACGCCACACTTGTGCGCCAGAAGATGTCGCAGATGTTTATGGGCGTTATCCAAAAGACGCAGGATCCAGGGCCGAGCCTAGGTGAGCAGGATCCAGACGCGGTTGAGTCCTATGGGGAGTCACAGGACGAAAACACGGAGTTTGAGACCCAGACCCTGTCGCCGGGCACGATGACCGAGCTAGAGGAAGGCGAAGAGGTCAAATGGTCGGATCCGCCTGACGTGGGGAACAATTACGAGACGTTCCTGCGGGAACGCTTGCGCGCCGTCTCCGCGTCCTTGGGCATTATGTATGAGCAGCTCACGAACGACTACAGCCAGATCAACGACAGGACGTACCGTGCCGCGCACAATGAGCTGAAGCGCAACATCGAGCGTATCCAGCAGACGATGATGGTCCCGATGGTTTGCCGCCCTGTCTGGCGCTGGTTCTACGGCCTCGCGGTAGGGACGCGTACCTTGCCTCGTCCTAGCTCCCTGGCCGATCGTGATGCCAAGCGCGTCATCTGGGTCCCGCAGGGCTTCCGGCATATCCATCCCCTACAGGACAAGCAAGCGGACAGGATGGACATTCGATCCGGCCTCAAGAGCCGCCAGAAGGTCGTTCTGGAGCGTGGCGAATCGGCAGAGGAAGTGGACCAGCAGGTCGCCGAGGACAACGCGCGCATGGACGAAATGGGCTTGGTCTACGACAGTGACCCGCGTAAGGTGTCGCAGGCAGGATTGGCGCAGAGTAGCGACCCGATGGAGCCTGGCACCGATAGCAACACTGGAGAGGAATGATGCCATTCCCTAATGAGCACGCTTGCCGTCTGCGGGAGCCAGGGGAGTTCCAGGACGATAGCTTCAGGCGCATTACCCGGGAAACGTCTGAAGGAAAATCTTTTGACGTCATCCGCGCGGACAGGCAAGATACAGGCGAGACGCAAGACCAGTCCCATCGTTACCCCACCAGCAGGTGGAGTGAAGATGAGGCGCGCCAACACTGCCAGGAACATGACGGGATCAAGTTTGAACCCGCTTCTGGCGACGAAGACGAGGAGGCTTCGGAGATTATCAAGATCAACCAGAATCAGGTAGCCTCGCCCCGGTACTTCCAATCGTTGGCTGACCAGGTCTGGGCGGTGCAGTCTCCGGCAGTCCTGCACGAGCTGTCACAGATCGTGCAGCGGGCAGGGAGCATGGAGGCGGTCCAAAAGGTACAGGCCCAGCGAGTGGAGAGGACGTTCAACGTCCAGGAGCGCGATGGGGTTGCGATCGTTCCTATCATGGGTCCGATCATGCCGCGCGCTAACTTGTTCTCCATGATCTCTGGCGCAACGTCCTTGGATATGCTCGCCCTGGATCTGAACAAGTTGGCAGGCGACCCCAACATTAAGTCCATCCTGCTCAACATCGACAGCCCGGGCGGCACCGTAACTGACGTCGACGAGACGGCGGGCATGATCGCCGAGGTGGCTTCCAGGAAGCGCGTCGTTGCTTATGTGGGAGGTACGGCAGCGTCCGCAGCCTACTGGCTCGCATCCGCAGCGAACGAGATCGTTACGGCGCGTACAGGACAGCTAGGCTCGATTGGCGTGGTAGCTACGATTGCCAAGCAAAAGGAACCGGACGAGTCCGGGAATATGAACTTTGAGATCGTCTCAAGTGGGGCAGAGAACAAGCGCCCTGACCCTGAGACTGATTCGGGACGTTCCCTTATTCTGGAGCGAGTAGACGAGATCGAACGTCTATTCGTAGATAGTGTGGCTTCCAACCGAGGCGTCGATCGCGATACTGTCCTCAAGGACTTCGGACGCGGAAACGTCTTCGTAGGGGGCTCGGCCGTCCGGCGTAACCTGGCGGACCGTACCGGGACGTTTGAAGGCGTCCTGAGAGAGTTGGGGGCTAAACAGTCCTCTCTTGAACAAACCACCGCCAAGGAGACGGAGGAAACCACCATGGCAGATGATCCTAACCCGGCCGAGCCGCAGGCCGCAAATGCCGCGGACGTAGTGGACTACTGCACCAACGCCGGTGTCCCTCAGCTTGCTGCGGGCCTCATCCGCGAGCAGGCGTCGATGGAGACTGTCAAACAGCGCGTGTCGAGCGTCGGTGAGATGCAGTCCATGTCTGAGAACATGGTCAGCCAGAACATGATCGACAAGGCAACCGCCGACAAGTTGCTCGACGATGCCCTGAAGCTGGGCAAGTCTCCCGACGCCTTGTCCCGGGACTTGCTTTCGGCGTCGTTCCACCGGCAGTCTCCCGACGACGCGGTGGTGACCCGTTCGACGCCGGAGACAGGGGCAACCTCGGACAACTCCGAGAAGTTCCTGTCGGCGGCGTTTGAGCCCTACATCAACTCGACGCGCAACTAGCGCACAAGGGAGCCCAGGCCCATGACTACGACGCTAATCGAAGGCCCGCACGCGGGTGAGTTCATCCTCAGCGAGGCGAACGGCCAGCTGTCGCGCGAGCAGGTAACGATCGAGAACGGTCAAGACTTGCTCGCCGGGCACGTCCTTGGCGAGGTGACGTCCTCGGGAGAGTTCAAGGAGTATGACCCCGGGAACGCCGATGGGTCCGAGACGGCCGTGGCTGTCCTGTACGACGACGTGGACGCTACTGGTGGCGCCAAGTCTGCCGCGATCGTTCGGCGCAACGCCGAGGTCGACGGCAAACGCCTCACCTGGTTCGACGGTGCTTCGTCCGCTCAGAAGGACACGGGCATCGCCGAGCTCGCCGACAATGACATCATCGTCCGATAGGAGACACACCTGATGCCCTTCGTTGATGTATTCAACGGTAAGGCGTTCCAGCTCACCACGCTGACGTCTTACGTGAACCAGCTTCCGCACCTGCCCTCGACGGTGCGGAACCTGGTCGACTTCCGCGCCGTTCCTGTCAACACCAAGACCGTCGCCATCGAGAAGCGGGACGAGGAGCTGGAGCTGGTTCCCGTGTCCCAGCGTGGCGGCCCGATCCAGCGCATCGACGATGCCCGGCGCGATATCCGGGACGTGCGCGCACCGCGCTTGGCCCTCGGCGACCGCATCATGGCTGATGAGGTCCAGGACGTGCGCGCCGCAGGGACCGAAGCGCAGATGGAGAGCGTGTCCCAGAAGGTCGCGGAGCGCATGACCGATCTTCAGCGCAACCTGGAGCTGACCTGGGAGAACCACGCGCTCGGCGCCATCCAGGGGATCGTCCCCGATGCTGATGGGACTACGCTCTATGACTGGTACTCGATCATGGGCGTGTCGCAGCCCTCGGAGATCAACTTCGAGCTAACGGCGAGCGATCCGGACCCGGGTGCAATCAACCAGAAGTGCCAGCAAGTGCGCCGGCAGATGCAACGCGCCGCCAAGGGCGCGTTCGGTCCCGGGACCCAGATTTTCGCCTTCGCGGGTGATACGTTCTACGACCAGCTCACCAACTCGGCGGAGGTTCGGGAGACGTACCGGAACCGGTCGCGTGAAGATGGGCGCATCCTCCGTGAAAACTTCGGCATCGGCTTCGACGCCGTAACCTACGGGGGCATCACGTTCATCAACTACCGCGGTACCGACGACAACTCCACGGTAGCTATCGACCCGACCCAGGCGAAGTTTTTCCCTGTCGGCGCGATGGGCGTGTTCGACGTCGCCTACACGCCTGGGGAGTTCGCCGATACGGTCAACCAGCCGGGACGCCCGATGTACGCGCTCACGATCCCCGACCGGGACCGGGGCATGTTTGCAGACGTGGAGCTTTATTCCTACCCGCTTTACATCTGTAAGCGGCCCCAGATGCTCCAGCGCGCCGTCAACGCCTAACGGCGCACGCGCTCGCAGGACTAAAGCGGGGCGGCGTCTGTCATTAGACGCCGCCCCTTTTTGCGAGAGGGTGGGATGAAGGTTGCGAACACTGATTACATGCACCAGCTGGGGACGTATTGGCCTCCCGCCGGTAGTGACAAGTATGGTCAGCCGGATAGCTTCGGCACTCCTGAGCTTATCTACTGCCGCATAGAGTACCGCAACGAGCTTCGCAGGGATCGGCGTTCCCGCGACTTTCTCTCGTCTGCGGTCGTGTATCCCGAGAGATCCCTACGCAGAGGGGGCTGGTTCGCGGAAGGCGACCACACAGACGTTACAGACCCGTTTGTCGTAGCCGAGGCTATCGGTGCCCAGGAGATCAGGGACGTGCGCGAGACGCCTGATCTCCTGGGCAACCACGTGGAGGTCAAGGTATGGCTCTAATTGATGAGGTTGCGCGTGCCCTCTCCGAGGATGATGGGCTTGGCCCCTTGGCAGGTACAGACCCCTGGTCCATCTATGTGGACCTGATGCCTGACGAACCATCCAATGTTATTGCCATATATCCCAAGGGCGACCCTGTGAGGGATGGTGTTCGAGAGGCCGCAGGCGTGGCTATCCGTGTTCGGGGTGTTCGGGCTTCGGAGACATACGCCACTCTTAACCTGGTCTTGGACATACTAGCCAAGCAACCTTTGGACGGGTGGATCGTTTGGGCAGACGCAGGGCTCAACTCCGAAGGTGAAGAGGACAACCGACGCTCTATCGTTACGTCGGAGATCACCTGCTACCGCCTATGCGACCAGGTGGACATCGACCAATTCAGGCGTGTCCCCACGGCACTCTCCTACCGCTACCAGAAGGTTTCAACCCTGTCCGGCACGCCTGTCTTGCTGGTCTCTGAGGCCGTGGATAGGACGATGTATCGGGGCGCTTTAGTCGAACAGGAAACGATTACGGTGTATCTGAAGACAGGCACCGTGGATCGCTCTTACGCGCTCACCCTTCACAGTGACCGGGGGAAGGTGGACGTGGATGGGCTTATGCGTCGAGGGAGCGGGTGCGCGCGCAACGTGGACGTGTTACAGGGCGCACGGCGCGTGCTAGTCTAGCCTATGGCCCGTTCCTTTATGAAGATGAAGAAAACGCGATTCGTCTCGAACGTGGAAAAAGCGACGAAGGCGCTGGATAGTTACTTCCTTGCGGTTAAGAAGAATGCCGCTTCGAGCTGGTTAGATGGCATCAAGGCGTTAATGAATAAGCCCAAGACGGGCCGCAGGTATCGCTTGCCTTCCGGGGGCGGGTTCTACACGGCGTCGGCTCCAGGGGAAGCCCCTGCGGTGCGTACGGGCGACCTCGAGGAAAGCTACGAGATACGGGTCAGCAAGAGGAACAACCGGGCCTTCGTAGGGACCAAGCTCAAATATGGGTTTTTCCTGGAGCGTGGAACGAGGAAGTTCAAGAAACGTCCTCACATTAAGCCGGGTTTTGAGGAGGTACGGAACGAGATCGAGCAAGAGTTGGGCAGACCCATGAAGGAAGGCGAGTTCGGCGCTCCTAAGCGGAAGGGGCGCCGCCGACGCCGTAGGAGAGGAAGGCGCCGTAGATGACCCTACTAGAGCAAGTGGTCGCGGATTTACAGGCGGCGACAGGTGTGCAAGTATCCTATGGACGGGCTAGGACCATCGAAGGGCCAGTGATCACTGTCACCCAGGACGAAACGGCCGAGGACACTATGTTCGCCGAGCGCGGGTTTGACATCGACGTTTACGCTCCTGGGCCCGACCCTTCCGTTGTTGAACGCCTGCGGCGTTCGATCGAGCGTACCCTGCACTACAGGCTGATGGGCGAGACAGACGATGCCGGGGCCGTGCGCTTGCGCGTACAGGATCAGGCATACGTTGAGGACGAGGACGACTACACGCACTGGACGATGCGGGTTATCGCCCGCATCTTCAGACTTGATGCTGCACGAGCGAAGGGAGGCTCTTAATGGTCGAACGCCGGACTGGCATGACGGCAAATACGCCGAACAACCTGCTAATTGATGCGCCCACTATCCTGGTGAGTGGGACTAGCATCGGAGCGGCGCGCGACGGCGCGACGTGGACGTTGGAACAAACGATCCGTGAGCCCAACATCGACGGGGCGCGCGGCCCTGTCGTGGGAACGCGCCGTGTCACGCGGTCGGTCGCTCGCGTGACCTTTTCGCCTTTGGAGTGGACGCCGGAGAATTGGCGACAGTTCATTGCAGGCGCGCTAGGCAACCCGCTCCGGCGCAGCACCTACATCATCGACCCGTCCTTCCATATCCCCGAGGTTAGCATTATCGGCACCCGGCAGGATGGGGGAGAGGCGATTATCACCTTGTTCGACGCGCTGGGCGATAGCGAGGAGATCAGCGCCGCGATGGAGGACGAGAACGAGGCCGCTCCGGAAGTGCAGCTCACCGCCCACTTCAAGCCCACCAACGTATCGGATGAAGAGCCGTGGTCGATCAAGTTGCCGTAAGGAAGCTACGGGCGTCGGACGTCCGCACCGTCGCCCGTATCCTGGGCCCACAGATCAAGAATATGCCTGCGGGCAAAAACGTGGAGACTGCGAACGTCGGGCGGGACCTGTTCGCATCCATCCTGTCGGATAACATGGATGATCTGTGGGCCTGGCTTGCTGACATGGCGGGGATGACTTCCGACCAGCTAGATGAGCAGCCGATGCACGTTCCTCTGGACATCATCGAGCAGGTCATGGAGGACGAAGATATCGGCCCTTTTGGAGAACGCTTACGTCGGCTTCTCACCAAGGACCGTTCCGCCTCTGGGACCGCGTAGCTGCGAGATATGGGTGGGAGGATAGCCAGATCGACGCCTTGTCTCTCCCCCGCTTATCTGCCGCCCTGGATGGAGCAAGGGAGGACGAAAACGAGGGCTGGAAGCAAACCACCTATCTCGCGCACGCGCTGGGCGCACATGGTAAGAAGTCTTTGAGCCAGGTTTGGAGCGAGTATGGTCTGATCGACAAGGGGCAGGACAAGCGCAAGCCTACGAAGGCGGAGCTACAGGACCGGATGAAGCGAGCCGAGGCGATCTACAGGAAGGCGAACGATGCAGATATTTGAGGCGTTCGGGTCGCTTGTCCTAGAGGGGCAGGAAAAGGTCACAGCCGGCCTCAAGCGGTTTGATGAGAAAGGCAAAAAGGCGTCTCGCACGCTCAACGACTTCGGTGACGATGTCTCTCGGGCAGGGGACAAGCTAACCAAGTGGGTATCGGGCCCGCTGGCAGGGGCGGCTGCCGCAGTTGGCGCGCTGACTGTCTCCAGCGCAAGGATGGCGGATAACATAGCTAAGACCGCACGTGAGGCGGGGTTGGCAGTTGAGGAGTATCAGAACCTAAGCGCCACGCTGGGTATGGTGTCCTCTCTTACAGACGAAGAGCTGGATGACGCTTTCCGCAAGTTCCAGCAGCGCATGGGTCAGGCTGGCGAAGGGACCAAGCGGCAAAAGGAAGCGTTCGAGCGGTTAGGTATCTCCCAGAAAGATATTCAGTCCGGTGCGATTAGCACGTCGGAGGCCATGCAGCAGGCCGTCAACCAGCTGACCAAGATGGAGGACAAGACCAAGGCGGCTTCTACGGCCGGCGATGTGTTCGGGCGACGCATTGGACGTGCGCTAGGGCCGGCTCTACAGGGCAACGCCGATGCTGTGGCGGCAGCGCGTAAAGAGTACGAGGCGTGGAACCTAACGATCTCTGAGGAGTTCACAGGGAGGTCGGAGCGGTTCCTCGATAACCTGGATCTGATGGGCAAGGCGTTCCAGAAGCTATCGGCCGTCGTGTCGGACCAGATTATCGCGCTATTCAACCAACGCTTCGTGCCCTTGTTCCGCGACACTATTATGCCCGCGCTCTTGGGCGTAGCTAGGGCGATCCGTGACACCGTCGAGGCGTTCCGTAACCTGCCCGGTCCGGTACAGGACATTATTGCCTCGTTCGTTTTACTGGCGGGTATCCTTGGGCCCGTCCTGTCGATTGGGGGACGCCTGATCTCCCTGTTCGCGCGCTTCATCCCTTTGATGACGGCTTTCAACCCGATCCTCTTAGCAGTGGTCGCGACCGTTAGCGCCGCCATCGCTATCTTCCGTAACTGGGATAGTGTAACAAAGACGCTGGGCGAGACGTGGCAGTGGCTAAAGGGGATCGCGGAAGGCGTCCTGGACTTCCTCTCCGAGCGCATCGCCAACTTCAAAGAGGAATGGATACAGCCCTGGGTGACGATCGTCGAGCGCACGATTGGCTTGATCGGGCGCCTGAAGGACAAGGTCATCAACATCGTCGGCGATCTATTCGACGGCACCATTGGTAAGATTCAAAAGCTCGCAGACCAGATTGTTGGTAACTCTATCATCCCAGACATGGTGACAGGGGTTGGCAAGGAAATGGGCCGGATGGCCGATGAAGGCATTAAGGAAGCCGACAGGTTGTCCAAGGGAGTCATGGACGCGGCCGATGGCGTCAATCCCGAGGTCAACATGGGCGTGCGCGGGGGACGTGCGGGACGACGAAGCACGGGCGCAGGAGCGCAACCCGTGAACGTCGACCTGCGGCATAGCATCATCCGCGATGGGCGCGACATGAGTGACCGGCTTATCCGCAACGGCGCTGGTCTGACGGGAGCGTTCTAGCGTGGCCCTTGGACGTTTCACCCAACGCGTCCTGATTGGTGGGGTTGAGTTCGCTGTCCACGACGTCACCGTCAACGACAGCGCAACCGGTGTCGGCACGGCCGAGTTCATGGTCGAGCGCGACGTCGTAGGGGACGTGTTATTCGACGCGCTGGACGTGTTCCTGTCTGTCGTTATCGAGCATACGGTCGACTACCCCGGCATGGTGGCTCCCCTGTCGGACACGGCGCGCACGCTCACCTTCGAAGGCGTGGTCGTTGAGGTCTGCGACGAGCGTCTGGGTGGCGGGGCAGATGGCAAACGTATCAGAGCTAATACGTCCGCCGAGCTGGCAACGAGCGTGCGCGTATCAGGCACCTGGCCGCAGCCGGAGGAAGATGAAGACCTGACAGACCTGGAGCAACGTATCCAGGACAAACTGGACAGTTTCGGGGAGCGTGCGGATTTCATCAATCCGCGCCTGACCCCAGACTTGTGTCGTGAGAAGGAAGTCCCGGTCAAGGCGACGGTGGGGTTTGTCCTTGCGGACCTGGCGGCTGCGATGGGTGCGGACCTACGGATAGAGAATGGGCAGGCGACCAAGGTTGAGGAGATAACGGCAACGCGCGATAGCGTGTCAGACGTTCTGGACGAGCTGCAACGCCTGACCGGCAATAGGTGGGAAATAGAGGGTATCGGTTCGGACATCACGCTCGTCTGGTTCAACCCGCTCCAGCGCGTAGGGCCGTCCCTCAAGCAGCCGTGGGATTTGGTTGATGGCACGTTGCGCGTCTGCAAGCGCAGCGAGGGCATAATCAACATCGCCCGAGCAGCCGGGTGGGAGTACAAGGACGTCACGGTCAAGGACTATGGTTCCAGTCCCTATACGCGCGTGGGCAGGCCAGATCCGTCGGCCACCAGCCGTACGCGTAACTTCAACACTATCGACCTCGCCAACTTCAACCAGCAACGCCTCCACTGGTCTCCCTTCGAGCTAGAGGGTGACGGCTGGGAGGTGGTCGGCGAACCATGCGTCCGGGTGTTCACTAGCGGTGCATCGGGCGGCGTCGGTGCGCCGTTTACCAACATTCCTCCACAGGACGTGTCCGATCAGTATAGCGTCCGGGTCCACACTAGCGAGCAGATGGTGGAGTTTCGACCAGACGGTATTCCTCCTGGAGGAACGGGCGAGGCCGCGTTCACTGTCAGGCGCAAGCTGTGGATCGAGGACCGTGATGAGGCGTCGATTGCCAAATATGGTCCCCGCGAAGGCGAGCCCTTGGACGATGACGGAGGAAGGACAGTTGAGACCGCACGCGAGACGCTCAACTCCTACCTGTCCCGGCGCTCGGGCGCGTTCTACGATCTGGAGGTCGAGACGACGCGACACGGCTATGAGGCCAACACTGTCATCGACGTTGAGCTAGACAAGCCCAATCTGTCCCGTCGCATGTTCGTCCGTTCTGTCCGGCGCACAGTGGATGGAACTGAACTAACGACACAGCTACAGCTCGCAGACCAAGAGACAGTCACACAAGGCGTAGGAGCGGATGTAAGCGGCGCTATCTGGCCGGATACTGGGGAAGTGGACGTTGGCGCGGAGATTGTCCGCAGGCTCAAGCGCGTGGAGAAAGCGGCGCTTAATCCTTCCTCTCCACGTGGCGCGGCAGCCGCGACCATTGGCGTCCTACGCAACCCGCCGATCGGTGATACAGACGCCTACGGGTGGGGCGAGAGCGTGACAGCGTTCAACACCGTTGACCCTGTAGACGATAGCGCAGACACTAGCAGCACGTTGCCGATGCCCATACCAGGGAGCATCCTATGAACAAGCAAGGGTGGCGCGGCGTCTTTTATCTTCGGCAAGGGGAGAGCAATTGGCGCGTGCCCAACGAAATCCGCGACTACGGACGACAGCTGACGTTCGACTTATGGGCCGGACGCACGGATGAGCGGTTCGCCGGCTTCCGTCTCTTAACGTCCGATGGCCGCGGGTTCGCAGGCAAGAGCGCGTCCTTCCGAGTCGACGGCGCCGACCTGATCTCTGAAACGATCTTCACGTCGAGCGAGATAAGCGACGTGCCGGCCTACGTCCAGCTGGTCAGCACGCAGGACCGCGTGATCGCGGAGACGGGCTTGCCTAGTGGTCTGAACGCGGACGAGGCGCTCCAGGTCGAGCGCCGAGACACCTTGACGCTGAACGTCTGACATGCCCCGTAGCTTCAACACGGACGCCTATAATGTCGCCGAAGACCTGTATGTTATGGTCATCGGCCCGGAGGGCAGGTGGGGCACGGTGCCAGGCAAAGCGTTCCTGGATAGCTTCGCGCCGGCCAACAGCGAGACGTGGCTGGAGGTCAACCGGGAGATCGTCAGCCAGGGACTTGCAGTCGACTACGAGCTGATCCGCGAAAGCACCGGCGACGAAACGACGGAGTTTGAGCCTGACGAACGCAGGCAGCTACGGCTCATCTACCGTATCCCGCAAGAGCAGTGGGAGGAAGTTAGCCGAGAGACCGAGGACATACTCATCGAGGACCCAGACACATCCGCCGAGCTAGAGTACAGGCGTGTAACGAAAATCACCTATGAGATGGTGTCTGATGGCATCGTTGATTATCCTGCCGGCAGCCGGCCGCGGTCCACCATCACGCTCGACCCGCCGGACATCAACTAGGAACGCTAGATGGCATACGACTTCGTATTCGCGAACGCGCAGCGGTTTGAGACGCCCTCGGAGACGACCGACAACGCGGTGACGATGGACGCGCCCAGCGCGGTCGTGACGGCGTTTGCCGACGCCCTGTCCAACGGTGGCCGGCTGCCGCTGGTGCTGGCGGACAGCGCGGTGATCACGCCTAACACGACCTTCGAGGTCGTCTATGTCACCGACGTCGACACTGGGGCGGGCACACTCACGATTACACGCGGGGAGGAAGGCACGACCCCGCAGACTTGGCCGGCGGGGACAGTCGCGCAGAATGCACTGACGTCCGGCGCGCTCAACACGCTCAAATCGGATGTCGGTGGTTGGCGTGAGACGGTCCTTGCGGCAAACGCGGTTATGGACCTGTCCGCTGACAAGGATGACGAAGAGGTAGTTATCGACATTCCTGACGGCCTCGTTTTCTTTCCTTGGACCATCAGCTGGCTGTTTAAGGACTTGACGCTCAAGTCTGGCTTCAGCGATGTAAGCCCACAGGTGAACGTGGGCTCGACCTCGGGTGGATCTGAAATCAGCGCATCAGCGACTGCCAATGGTATAGATAGCACCAATGTTGGCAATCGCGTCTGGTCTTACCTTGGAGATAATTCGACTGCGGTAAGTGACGCAATCTATATCTCCACGCAATTCTCGCCTGACGGGGCAGACGTGTTGAATGTGCAGTTCTTGATCCAAGGCACGCTGGGACCGGCGTTCTGATGGCGCGGCGTCTAACACCAGATCCGTTGCAAGTTGACCCTTGGACGGAGCCGGTGCGGATCAGCGTGGGCGACGACAAGCTATTCTTTCTCGGGTTTGGAACGACAATTCGGAGAACCGGGATCCTCGCCGGGGAGGTGGCCAACGCTGAATGCAATTCGGACAACGCGACCGAACGGCCTTGCGGAGACGACTCCGCTCCGGAGACCATCACAGACGTCTGGCGCCGTCATGGTGTCCTCCGTGGAACGCATTATGAGCGGGGGTGGTTCAACCCAAGGGACAACGCGATCAGCTTCGCGTTGCCTACGATGCCCGGCGACTTGGACAGCTTTCCGAACTGGTCGGACATATTCGCGTCTGTGGACAATGATGCGGAGGTCACAAACGACCCGGACTTTTACAGCCTTGGAACGACTGACCTGGAGCATCGAACATATGCCCCTGGCACCTGGGCTAATGGCATCAATTGGAGGTTCGAGAGCCTAGTTTTCAACACCAGTACGATTGGGCAGGCCACCTTAGCCTCGGTGGCGTCTGAAATAAATGTGTTCCAATCGTCGGATACAATCGAATTAAAAGAAGTGGGAACGCCGGAAATTGAATTCGCATTTCAAAGACGTATATGCGCCGACGAATACTGCACTGGGGTGGGGTGGACGTGGCCATACGACCAGGGAGTTTTTGAGCAACCGTCATTCGGCTTGCCGGCGTCGTTAAAAGATATGGCTCTTACGATACGAGGCATTGAGTACGTCCCTGCGGCGGTAGCTATAGGGACGAACTCAGACGCTTTCGGAGATGAAATCTTGACTTATGCCCTTTTCTTCAAGAGGAAGAACGACCCGCGTTCGGTCAGTGATTTGCTCGCTCTAGGCAATAGCGAATAACGGCACCCGCACCGCACCCCACAACCACCGCAGACCACCCCACGCCGGCACCCCTCGGGTCGCCGGCTTTTTCGTGACCACCGGCACCGGGCGACGTGAGGCCGAGGCCGTGGACGCCCACCGCCAGGCCCTCGCCGTGAGGCGACGGCAATCCCAGAGGAGGAGACTTTGGTAACATAGACGCAAGCGCGCTCCGCGCGTAAAATGGACCTGGACCGGTCCGACTGCAACCTAGCTAGGAGACTACATCATGGCCGCTGGCAACTTCATCCCCTATGATGAATTCGTTTTCCGCCTCGCCCAGCAAGAGTTCGACTTCCTGAACGGAACGATGGAAGCGATCCTGCTGGATGATGCCTACACGCCTGACACCGCCGCGCACACCGTCATCGGTGATATCTCCAGCCAGGAGATCGGCGACACCGACTACAGCCGCCAGACGCTGGCGAACAAGTCGATCACCCAGGACGGCAGCGGCCGGACGGTGTTCGACGCCGACGACGTCGACTTCGGCAACAGCGTCTCGATCAGCGCCCGCTACATGGTGCTCGCGCTCAACACCGGCACCGGCAGCACCAGCTACCTGATGGGCTACGTCGACCTGAACGACGGCGGAACCGGCAACGTCAGCTCGACGAACAGCGACTTCGACGTCGCGTTCTCCGCCGACGGCATCTACCGGATCGACCCGTAAGACCACGCGCCGGCTGTCGCCTGCGGGCGGTGGCCGGCGTTCCTTTCCTGGGAGCACACGAACGATGGCCACCATCGGACCTACCTGGACCGCCGCCGCCGACGTCATCGCGTCCGGCACGATCAGCAGCGGCGCAACCAAGACCGGCAGCGTCGATCTTGCGACGGGCGGCTACGACCTCGCCAAACTGCAACTGGCCATCACCGACAGTGGATCGGCCAGCGTCACCGTCAACTTATACGGCAGTAACGACGGCGGGACGACCGTGGACGCGACGCCGTTGATGTCGTTTGAGACGGACGGCAGCGGCACCCAGGACACGCGGACCATTCCGGTGATGGGCCATAGCTGGGCGCAGGTCGAGGTTATCAACAACGATGGTTCGAACGCAACCGGCACCGTCCACGTCACCGAGCAGCGCCGCCAGTGGAGCGATGGGGTCTAGTCATGAGCGTCCTGTCGAGCATCAAGCCCGCACCATGGCCGCTGTCTCCGGAGCTGACGGAAGCGCCGGAGCTGTGGCGGGGGTGTGTCCGTTGTTACCCGTTCTGGGAATATGGGAGTGATGCTATCTGGGATGTGTCTCCTAACCGCTCTAAAGCAGAAGTTGTCAATATCAGCGCAGCTAACAACTGGGGCATTGATGGTATGGGGCCATTTTTTGCCTTTCAAAGAGCAGATAGTTCGTATCTTCGCACCAAAGTGATCCAGGGGTTCACTGAAATAGGACTTCTGTTTCTCACGCGACCGCGTTCTTTAGCTAGTTTTCATGGTCTTTTTGGAAAAGGCCGTGGCAATAATGGATCCATCGGTATATTCAGTAACGATGGCGATCAAATCCAAATTGGCACTGGTAACCCCAATACATCGCGATTCGAAAACCTGAGCCCTAATCGTTGGTATAAACTGGGGGTTTCTGTGAGCGCGGATGGGACTGTGGCTCACCTAATTGGCGATGGTCGGAATGACACGGCGTCCAATGGTGAGACAATAAGCGGTAATAACATCGAAGCCGTATTAGGGGCATTAAAAAACGGTGTTGACGACATATCCTTTCACGGTGATTGGGATGTGTCGTTAGCTATTATTTATGATCGCCCTATATCAAGAGACTTTTTTCTTAAATGGGCTAATGACCCCTTCGCCATGCTCCGCCCCCGGAGTGATCTCTGATGGCATCGCCCGCTGTCCTATTCCTGGCCGCTGGGTCTAGCGCCACCGTCACGCTAACGGCGGGCTTGGGCGTAACGTCCGGTGCGCGCCTCGCTACAACGGCGTCGGCGGGCCTATCGGTCACGTCCGGCATCGGGGCCACCAGCGGCGCGCGCCTGTCTGCGACCCTGG